ACATTACCTTTTGCATATGTCATGTGAGCATTATATCATAGTTCACATGATATAACAATAACCCTAAACTTCCACCACTACGAAACAATAGGCATTGACCGCCGCACCTGCAGTTACCCTAACACGCAAAGAAGTGGAGACATTAACAATCGGTTCCCTACCTAGAGGGAATTGCTTTAAGTATTGATTGGTCGGTGCTACCAGTTGAGCATCAAACATTCTTGATGCACTAATTGACCCTTCTCCTGTTGCCGTATAACCTGTTCCAGTAGTTGTGAGTATAAAATTAGAAGTAGTAGGATCAACCGCATTCGGATCAAGTTTAACAATACCCGATGCTACGTGAGCGGTTACCGTAGCAAAGACAGTTCCTGTTTCAAGAAGTTCGCATTTAATTGGAGTTGCGGCGGCACTGCCGTCAAAAGATATTCCCCATTCCACAATCTTCCCGAAATTCTGAGTTCCAAGTTTGATTTGAAGCAGTGTTTTAATAACGGTTCCCGTAGTTACAGGTACTTGAGCTGCTGTTGTAGGGCTAGGGCCATTATAAACTACATAAAGTTGTGCCATAAATTATCCTTTCTTTAATTATACACCATACTAATTTTTAATTAAGGTATAAATTCCAATAAAAACCAAAGTTCCAATCTCACTGTTTATTGGGTTTTGAGTTACATTGATTATTTCCCAACCATCTTTTAATAATTCGGTTGCCTCGTCAATATTGGTTGTAGTTGCGATCAATTCGGTTTTCTGACCACTAAATTTCTTAATTATTTTTTCCATATTAAGTTTTAGTTACCTTCAAACTTAAAGTAACCCTAGTTACTGTACTCGCACTGTCAACAATATATTCTAATATATCGCCAGCAGTGATAGCTGTTGTCCAACCAGTCAAAGTTGCGTCCTGGTACTTCTGAGCGGCTGATAGAGTAGGTTTCGCTGATGCACATATACTAGAAGTTGTAGGAAATCCAGAATAAGTTGACTTCTTAATATCAATAATTATTGAACCAGAAATGTCTGCCAATAATGTATTTCTATTAATAGTACAGTCAAAAGGAATCTCAATATGGCCTTTATTACCAGTTGTTATAACCGAACCGCCCCCATCAATAACAAAAGCTATATCAGCAAGGTTGTCTACAATATCTCCGACATCAACGATTCCACTGAAAACTGCTCCTTTTGTAATTTGTGCAACAACTTTTGGCGTAAATCCTCCTTAAATAGTTACTAACATTGTAGTTGGATCATCAAACCCCGGGTTTTTACTAACATATACATAATAATTCTCCTGATAACCTTCTGGGTTAGTAATAGCTAGTTCCGTACCCGGTCCGTGATCTATCCAAAAATCAGATAAAGACTCAAACCCATTAATTACTATCGATGTCAAGGCCCCAAGCCTGGCAGGATAAGCAACATATACATACTCACCGGCCGTAGCATTGACTATCATTGATCTGCTTGTCATTGAGTTGCTACCAACTTTACCTGGCTGAGTAGCAGTATTGTTTTCAACATTAGCTTCGGTATAAACCGCTGCTCCATCAGCCCCAGAATCTATATTAACTTCTCCCCAATAAATATAGTTGATGGGAGTAGAGGTAGTTAAGAGTTTGAAATCATTGGTGCCATTAGTTAGATCGGTAAGTCTTGACGTGATGGCAGCAAAAGCCTCAGTAAAACCTGCTGAATTACTAACTGTCGTCAGTCCTGATGTTTGAATAGTTGGAGCAAGGGTAGTGGCAGTTGAATTAAAAGAACAAGTTACATATCCAAATCCACTGTCACGCTGGACTTGGGCTACATCAGATAATCTATCTGCATAGGAAAATGTTAAGTACTGGCTTGCACCTGTTGCGATATTTGAAACAGTTTGCGATCGTGATTCACTTGGCCCAGCTACTTCAGTTAAAGCCTCAATATTAGCCTCGGTTTGGGCTCCAATCCCATTAGCGTTGGTTCCATACCGCATTGTATTATTAAACTGGACTGTCTCAGTATCGGTTGTACCATCAGCACTTTGGGATAAGGTAAAGGTGATTGTTCCTCCGGCAGAAGAAGGGTAGTTGACTGCTTCGGTATTGGTTTCCGGTCCAGTAGTGGGTGTCATGGCTAGATTGCCCGCCCAAGCTACGGAAGAACCACTCATTGCTACTTCTGCCGTCATACCACCTGGCTCATTATTGTATGTAGCCGTGAAAGTTATAGCCCCGATTGCTTGCCAAACTCCCGAACCTATTAACTGGTCAATATCAGAAATACCATCTGAAAATGTGGCTATACTAAAAGAAAAATCGTAATTATAAACAGCGGGAACCCATTTACTTTGAGAAGCATTCCATTTTAAAACTTCATTATTTGTAGGTGGGTCGGTAGTAGTATCGACATCTGATAAAGCATCAACACTATCAACTTCCAATAATATTTTTTTAAATCCTGCCATGTTTTTCCCTTTTTACACCAGCCTTTTGTTGCCAACTGTTAACTTGTAGAATCAGATCGATCCTAATGACCTCAAGAGTTAAAATAATATCAGCTACACTAAGACTCTTATTTAGATACCTAACTACCAAACCAGCCAAGTGATTATGGAATTGTTTTCTATCAACTTTAGGCTTGGTAGATATATGGGTGGCTGTCGTCCGAGTCATAATACAAAGTTCCTGGTGTTGTACCTGTTCCGCTAGTCTTGGCAGTCAAGATAATTTGACTAAATTCAATATTAGTTGCCGTTTCGTCTATCTCACTTGCTGCAACAGCATTTGATCCAATAGCAGCAGCGTCAACCACACCAGCAGCAAATTTATTAGCGTTATCTATAAACCCTGTTGCTGTATCGTGAACATGGTCGTCTCTAGCCGCCGTAGTACCTATTCCAACTGCTGCCGTAGTGCTGACATCGGCTGGGGCTGTACTTGCCAAAGTAACCTCGGCCGTAGAACCCCTAGAAACTTCTATCCATGCACCGGATGTATCTAGCCCAACATCATAAAGAAGTACCAAAGTATCATCAATATCATCTAACGTAGCATTGCTGTTACCATTAAGTAATATATTGTTACCACTTGCTGCTGCCTGATTATGTCTAACAGTTATAGTGGCTGTGTCTGTTGATGGCCTCAATATCAAAAGTTGACCATCAACCCCACCAACTAAAGAATCTAAGTTATCATCAACACCACCTTCGCCTGCTATTGAATGGTAAGTATCAGTTACCGTAACTGAACCAGTAGCAACGGTCAATAGGTTGCCTGCTCCAAACCTCAAATCACGAATTGTGGCACTTTTACCTGAGGTATTAACTACTAAATCGCCAGCTAAAGTTAATACTGCAACCGCTTCTACCTCTGTTTCAGCGTCACCAGCAAGAAGAATCTTTGCGAATCCTGCCATTATTTATCACCCCTTTCGATTTCTTCGGTCAGTTCTAATAGTAATTGTTGTCTCTTGTCATTCAAGTTTTTCTGTAATGTCTCTATCTGCTGCTTGGTCACTAAAATATCCTTCACCGTAAGTTTATCTACCGTATGCTTAATTATAACATCAACCAAGTATTCTTCCAAAGATTTATAGTGTTCGCTTTCGGCAATTTTTTTTAATTGATCTTCGGTTGTTTTAGTCAACTTTATTCTAGCCATCTTTTACCTTTCTTTGTATTTTTAACTTCTTTTTCACTATCAATATCAACCAATACATTGTCTTCTTCCGCCGGATACTTGTTCCATGCTCTGCATTCTTGATTATGGCAAACCCAAGATTTATTTCCAGTTATTTCCTGTTCGGTCTGACAATTTGAACAAGTCAAAATCATATTTGTCACCCCCTATCAAGATACAATGAATCATCTGTAGTTAAATACACTAACCTCCCTTTGTTACCAGCACTAGGCAACAAGGCCGTATTCTCTATTCTAAAATTTAATATTTGGTTTAAACTCATATCCAAAGGCCCAGACATTGTATCCCCAGCCTTTAAAACGAAATCGCCTGACACAGAACTGTCTTCTTCTCTAATCTTGCCTAATATTGGATCAAACTTGGCGTCACCCTCAGACATAAGTTAAGCTCTCCCTATTATCATAAATATTAATAGCATTAGCACTACCATTGGCCCAAGTGATAACTGTCCCTACAGTTTTGTCCACCTTTCTTATTCGCCAAACTGCGGCAGAGGTTAACGACCCTGGTTTGGCTTCACCAACATATTTTATATTACTGTTCCCGCTATCAGTTTGGACTCTAACTGCATAAACGGTTCGATCTACACCACCACTACCTAATATAGAAAGGCTGGCATTGTAAAAATTACGTCTATCTTTATCTACCAAGACTACTGGAATGGCTTTATTTGCCGTAGTAGGCCAGTTTATATCTATCTTATCAGGAAGGATGATTTCATTGACCTGTTTTTTAGATATTAACTTTTCTAACAAATCCCTAATTTCTTTTAGATGGTTAAGGTTAATTTTAAAGTTTGGTCTGATCTTTATATTCTCTGGGTCTTTTAGAGATACTTCGTTTACTCTGTTTTCCTTCAATTCCTCGCCAATTTCCACAATCAATTTCTCTATTACTTCTTTTAATTCCTTCAGGTCGATTTTTAAAGGCTGGGAGTTATTTATCGTAACGTCATTGGGGATCTCTACCTTTATACCTTTAACGGCACTTACTAAGCTATCACCAGCGTCTTCTATTGTTTTTTTGATATTCTGAGGGGTATTTTGTTTTAATAAGTAAAGTAATTCCTCTAAATATGGTTCGAGGGTTTGCGGTGTTTCTTCAATTTCTTGCTCATCGTTTTTTCCCACAATTTATACATCTCCTACTCAACGACAGGTATGACGGTGCAGGTACAATTTGGGTGAAGTGGCGGGCCATTTACAGTATCGTAATCAAAAACCCTAATACCGCCATCCACTCCTGTTAATGTTTGTCCCACCTCAAAATATACAGTTTCTATACCAAGTACCCGGCCTTGCATAGCCTGACAAAACTCACAAGCAGTTGGGTTTGCCAACCATTCCTTTTTTATTACATAACCAGTTTGTCGATAAGCCTCGATAGCAGCGTCGGTTGAGGCTTGCAAGGTTTCTGTTCTTGCTACTCTTTCGGCCCTGAATTTCTTACCGTCTAAATAAACTGATCTTATCTTTTTGGTGGTTTCTGCCAAAGTCTGATCGTTTAAAGCAGCGTCGGTAAGTATTTTCTCCAAAGCCTGTCTTGTTTCGGTATTGAAATTAATACCCATTCTAGCGGCACGGCTTCTTATAGTATCGGAAATCCTTTGCGTTATTTCAAATTTTAGTTCTTCTTCACCTGCCAATAATAATGCAATCGACCCCTGCTCTTTAGCCAACTCAACCAGTATTGGGAATACATCCTCAACCATATCTTTGACTTCTTGGTCTATATCAAAAAGTATCTCGTTGAAGGCTTTAGCCATCATTTTTCTTGGCTTTAACCTACTTAACACTTCACGTTCCTGATTACCAATAAACTTGTCTATCTTTGCTTGAAGCAGTTTAGAAAATTGTTCTTGGGTCTTCATCAAGGTAACCCTAAAATTTTCTTTTACCTCTTTGGCCAATTCTCTTTTGTTTTCCTTTACAATAAGTCTTTTCCTTCTTATTTTTATTACCCCGACAGACTTTTGCTCTTTTATCGGCTCGCCTATTGGTGCGAGGTTAAATGGTTGATAAAGCTGGTCACCATTTGTAATCGGAGTCAAACCCTTTTCGGCCCTGATCTCATTGATTGTTTTCCAAGAATTTAGACTAGCTGTATTTTCAGCAAGGTTGGCTGTTTTATCTTCCGGTACAGGGGAATCATAGATAACGTCTATGTCTGGGTCGCCGTAAGTTTTATCAATGTATGTTTCTATAGCGTCAGCGATTGCATACATTTCAGGGTCAATAACCCTTTTGGCAAAAACATACTCGGCACTCTCGGCGGTGGCCCTGTTTACATCTTCGGTCAAACCGAGAATAGTTTTCGGCACCCTGAACATAGCTAGAATATCGTCACGGCTCATTTCCTTTGCTGCTTTGATAGCAATATTGTTCATACCCTCACCAAGCTGCTCGAACTTGACCTCTGTGTCCCTGACTATGGCAACCTTTCCAGCATTATCTACAGTACCGTACTCACTTCGCCATTTCTCTTTTAATTGGTTAAAGTCCTCCTCATTCATATTGGGAACCGACAAAACACCACTTGGCCTACCACTATTAAAGAGGAAGTTTCTGCCAAATCTCGAAGCGTATTCTTCAGTCTGGATATATAACCCTGCCGCTTGAACAACGCCATAACCTCTTGTCGGATCTTCTGGGTTTGGTAACAAAAGCGGCAGTACTTCGTCTAAGTCTAACGGCACTTTTTCACCGCTTGGCAAATTATAAACATACCCCTTTATATAACCATCCTCACCGTTGATTACCTGAACCAAATCAGGCCTCAACAGATATATTTCTCTTGGCTTTCGGCTTGTCTCACCAACACGGAAATACCAAAAACACTCGCCGGTTAATTTCCTAAAAGCAGTGGTAAGTTGAAACAAAGTAAACTGGCTGCTATATGGATTAGGTTTTCTTAGCAACCTAATAAACGGATGGCCTATTTCTTTAGGATTACCATTTCTGTCGGCCTTTACCACTTTAAGGTTTATTCTGCCGACCTCATCTGAGATAGCCCTAACACAAGTCCAGACATAACCTACGTTTTGAGATAAAAATGTTCTTCTGGTTATTGCTTGTGGGTCGTTCCAAGAGGAGATGATTCCTGCGGTGGGGAAATTGTCACCAAAACTGGCGAACACCTTACCGACTACGGGTAATTTAGAAACGAATTTAGTAAACCTGTTGGGCATTTAGTTTATTATACCAAATATTTTCTTCTACACAAATGCCATGTCGAACTTTTTAGGGCCAATTTGTCGCCAACACATTTCTAAAGAGTCCAATACATCCAACTTATCAGCCTCTGGGTAATCTTGCATTTCGTCCCAAAGCTCGTTATCACCTTTAAATAATATTTGGCCGGTGTTAATAAAAGGCTCCATGCTTTCGATCCGTTCCTCCTTTTTCTTGCTTTGGTTTATCCCGACAAAAGGTATATATTTACCTTCTTGTTTGCTTTTTTCTTCAATTACCTTGAGAAAATACTTTTGGAATTGAACCGCCTCTACTCCAAACCTTTCAAATTTATACGGAAGGTTAAATATTGTCCTGATCGTTTCGTCCGGTGCTATTACTTCGCCTTGACTCCAAACCTCATACGCTTGACCTTTGATGTTTACCCCGATAACCGTAATGCCAACCAAAGAACCTTTGGCACTTTCACCCAAAGCTAAATCAACACTTCCGTAATATTTAAGCTCATCCGGCAAGAATTCATATTTCTGAGGTTTGAAATAAGTAAACTCGTTAGCCTCTGGAAAACTGACTAAATAATATCTTTTCCAGTCTTTGCTTGTAGTTTGGCTTTTCTTTTCCTCTAAATACTTCTCGGTAAACCTACCCTCTGCTATTGCCTGCTCAAGTGGTATTCTTACTTTGTAATATAAAGGATCATTAAAAGCGGTTTCAAACACGCTATTTTCTATACAATTCCCACTCATTATCAGCTTGCCCCAGCCCTTATCTTCTTCTGGCATTCTGACTACTTTGGAGAATTGGTCTTTTTGTTTAATAAGACCCGCTTCTTCCAAAACAACCACATCTCCACCCTCCCCAACAACACTTTCGCCTTCTTTAGATATTTGCCTAGCGTCTATACTGGTAATATATATCCAGCCACCATCATACCAACGTAAGCCATTTTTACTAACCGATACTTTTAACTGTTCGATTTTTGATATATCGGCATTTATTAAACCTTGATAAAACAAAGGATGATCGGCAATATGGGCCACTACATAGTCCATTATTTTTCTTGCCTTTTCCTCACTACCACCAACAATAGGTATTTTTAACTTCTTGACAGCAGCAAGGTAAAGCAGAGCCATAGCAAGAATATCGCTTTTGCCATATCTAGTTGGGGCTGATTGCCATAACCATTTGTAGTTTCGATTGATTATCGCCAAAAATATTTCGGCTTGCCCATCTGTTAATTCAAACGGCTCGCCTTTGTAGGTTTTGAAAAGACCTCTAACCAGTATCTTTATCTTCTGGCGTTTCTGTAAGCTCATCTATTATAGTTTCCAGCTTTTTCACGTTTAATTCCCCCTCGTGTTTTAAAGTTTGAGTTGCTTTACCTTCTATCCTATCAAACACTTCTCGCATAGCATGAATATCGCCTTTGTAGGCCATTAAACCTAACTTTTTAGCTAAATCTACAAAGCGGGGGTTTCCAGTCTGAGGATCAATTTCTTCTAAGAACTGAAGCAACGCCCCTGTAAGTATCTTTGTCTTTGGTCTACCACCATAGTTTATATTTTCAGGGTGTTCTTTGAAACCACCCTTACCTTCTGGGTTTGGTGGGCTACTTGTTTTTTCTTGTTCTGTAGTTTCCATAGGTTTATTTTATCACAGGGGTATTTTCTACCCACCCCTCCTCGTTACCATTGTTTATAAACTTGTAATAGCGTTTTCTAATAACATCACAATACTTAGGGTCTAGCTCCATCATATAGCAAGTTCTGTTAGTTTGCTCGGCGGCTATTAGGGTAGAACCAGAACCTCCAAAGGTATCCAATACTAAGCCCTTGTCTGGACTAGAGTTGCGGATTGCCCTCGCACACAGCTCTTGGGGTTTCATTGTTGGGTGCTCTTTGTTCTTCATCGGCTTATCGAACTCCCAAATGTCTCCTTGAACCACCCCATCCATTTTAAACCACTTATCGCCCCATTCGTCTTCTTTTACCTCCTCTTTGACTACATCACCGAGATTACGAATACCCGACCAGAAATGGCTTGACCCGTCGAACCAACCATAAAGAATAGGCTCATACTGTCTCTGGTAGTTGCTCCTTCCTAAAGTAAATCTATCCTTGACCCAGATAATAAAAGTAGACCAATGCCCGTCACAATCGGTAAACGCTTTCTGCAAGGTGTGTAACTCTGAAGAACTCATACAAATGTACAAATCTCCTTTAACGAATGGCCGCAAGGCAGAGAGAGAGTCGTAAAGGAATTGATAAAAGGCTTGTTTATTGGCGAATTTGTCATTCTTTATCTTCAACCCCGTTCCACCCTCATAGTCCACATTATAAGGTGGGTCAGTAAAAACCATATCCGCCTTCTTTCCATCCATCAGCTTTTCTACATCTTCAATCTTGGTAGCATCTCCTGTCATTAGTCTGTGCCTTCCTAGTTGATACACTTCGCCTAGCTTTGATATAGCAGGCTCATCTGATACTTCGGGTGCTTCATCTTCCTCTACCTCTCCGCTATCCCAACCGCTTGTATCTATACCCCACTCATCTAATGGTAAGTCTGACCATTCGTTAGCCAAGACATCGTAGTCCCATTCCCCATCTGATATATTATCTGTAATAACAAACTGTCTTTTCTGCTCCTCTGTCCATCCTGTTACATCGGCAAAGTAGCTTTCCTTTACTTCAAAACCTTCTTTTACCAAGTCTTTTAACACCTGAAGCCTTTGATTACCTCCCAAAACAATTTCTCTATCATAGACAATAGGTCTTTTTTCTAGCATTTCTGGAAAGGCTTTTATCTTGTTTTTAAGGCATTCAAACTCCTCTTTCTTTATTGTTCTTGGATTTGAAGGATTGGTTTTTAATTTTTGTAGTAATTCCATATATTTAAAGTGGCAGAGAGGGAGGATGACGAGTTTGCCAGACCTTCCCTCTCCTAATCAGTTCGGACTCGCCTGCTGGTGGCGGGTGCGTGGCTATCCGAACGTGATCTCTCCCTACTCTGTCCGCACTATCTCCTCTACTCTTAGGTGGAAAGTTGGATTAAGGCCATTCCTGATAATTCGTTGTAAAGCTGGCTCAACCATTGGAAGGTCAACTCTGCGAACCACAAGAGTAAGACAAATACCCCAACCATCACCATAATCCCGCCAAAGGGTAAGATGGAGTATATCATCAGGCTTTTGGGGATTCATCCGCTTCCTCCGAAGTTCCCACGACGGCGGAGTGAATCTTGACCCCATTTAGCCAAATGTCATAGTTGTAGTCCTCACCAATAGCAAGTAGCATTTCTTCAACAATTTTGATACTTGGCCCATTACCTACCCAAATTTCATTTGGAGTAGGTCTTGTTTGAACTGAATCATCCATGACCTCCTCCTTGAGATTGTTTGTCCTTCCGCAGCGTTCCCCAGATTGTATCAAGATATTGTGATAGGCTTAAAGCAACCTGCTTTTTACCAATTATAATGAGATCCAGGGAACGGTGCCGATTGACAAAGTAATCTCTCTCTAAGCTGGGCCAAAGAATGGAATCTCTTTCAGGTTGTATTTATTTAGAGGTTGACCCAGCTATAAGAAAAATTACCAAGCAAACAGGTGTTTTTTTATGCAATTATTACAGAGCCAAAAATTTCTAACTATAGTTTCATAATCTTCTCCAAACTCCTGATAATTACTTCCCTCGTTTTCCTTCTCCTTTTCTTTTCCGCAATCGTCACACTTGCTATTCTTTAATTGCATTTATTACTATCAGACTTATTAACAATATTAAAATCAAGGCTGCCCACTTTAAACCAAAAAATATATAGATTGGTACTATTACCAATAAACACAAAAACGAAACAATCAAAAATGTTATTATTTTTATATAAAGTACGATTCTATCTTCCTCAGACTTTTTGTTTCTCATTACCTTTAATTGGTAATACCGTTACTATACTCTTTCTAATCTTATCGTAAACGACCCGCAAAAATATTTTTCCGTAAGGTACTTGAAATACCCCCTTTGAGTTGCTTGTCCTATCAATAAAATATTTATACCCCCCCTTCTGTATTTTCTTAATTATCTCACTTCTGGCAAACTTGTTCAAAGAAATACCGTAACGTTCCAATGCCCGCCTCCTTGCGTGAACACTATTTGAGGCTTTTTTTGTCATTGGTTTTCTTCTCGCCATAATCTTTTACTTCCTTTTTCATACCGGCAACTATATTTTTTAACAAGCTGTTGCTGCTTTTTGGGTTGGTCACCAAATGAACTTCTTTTGACAAAACCCCAACTAACTGTACCCTTCCGTGAACTTTGACCATCAAACCAGTATCATCTTGTTTTGAAACCTCTCCCTTTACTACTTCCCCTGCTGGTATTTTATCACTTAGATATATATTGATACCATAAATAGTACCCCAATAAGTTTTACTGTTAAATAGATCGCTACTTTTTAGTTTTGCTAACCCGTTTTCTTTCATTTAAAGGCACTATTTTTATTTCCGATTGGTTACTTCTTTGGTTAAACTCTTTAACTCTAAAAGCCACACGACCGGCAGCTAAATAAAGTTTCCTTTTAGTGTGGTTTCTTGGCCTGTGTTTGCCTATGCAAGAACAAAACATATCAATTTCGATAAGGTTGTAATTTCCAATTCCCTTGCTTGTCCTTGTGCCACTCGATACTTTTTATATTATCGTCAACTAAAATATCGGCTTTTCTGGTCATGTGTATAACTCTCAAACCCCAATCAACCTTAGCCTCATAACCTAACTTACAAACATCCATTACAAAACAAACATCTGGCCCAAAACACTCCGCCTCATATCGGTACTTTATATTTTTATATAGATAGGCAGTAGTTAGATAACAATAAAACCCCCCACCGGTAATCGGTTCGATAAGATCGCTTATAAATCTAGGTGGCAACAATGTTTTCTGGGTTGTTGGATCATGAATGTTGTTTGTTACCCAAGCCCCCACCATTTTTATTCCATGCCTACCTGCCTCGACCCCCTCGACAAAGCCAATATCTTCGTCACCATCAATAGTCTCTCTAAGTTTTTGAAATGTGTTCGGCGGTACCAATGTATCATCCTCAAGTCCAAAAACATATTCACCGGAAATCATCAATTTGCTTTTTTCTTTCATACCTACAATTCTGTTTCTCTGTACCGATATATTTGTTTCTAAAGGTGCGGGGTTGCCGCTAACAAAAAGTTTGCAACCATTAAACTCCTCTGCCTTTTCTTCCAGATATTCTCTGAGCCTTTTTATTAAAACTTCATTATCACTATCAACAAAAAAGTCCAGTTCCGTTTCTTCTCTAGGTATAATTATACTACTTAAAGATGGTAAAAATCTATCCAAAGACCAATCTCTAGTGAAGGGAACAAACACGCTTATAAGCGGTCTTTCTGGGGCCTTTATGATTTCAAGCATAGGTCTTCAAACTCCTTTAAATACAAAGGGATTTGGTTTTCCCAACTTATTTTATCGGCCAGTTCATTTGAATAATCACTAAGTTCTTGAACTAAACTTGGTGTTTGGGCCAAAAGTTCTATCCTGTCCGCCAAGTCATGAGGACTACATTGGTAGCTTTCCATCTTCATTCTGGTAAATATTGTTTTTACTGAGTTATATTTTATTAGTGATGCTGATTTTAAATACTGGTTTTGAGGAGTAATATCAGTCATTAAAGGTATCATACCGCAGCTTAATGCCTCATTCAACTGCAAACTAAGGCCGCCATATTTTCTCGGCAAAAGTAAAACGTCTTCGTCTTGATAAAGACTCCAATAATTATCCACGTCGCTATTTATTACCTTGACGTTATACTGACCCAATTCCGGTAACGGATGCTGACTGTAAATAATAAACTCCAAGTCTTTATTTTTAACCAACTTTATTGCTTCAAATACCGTTTGGGTTCCGTTTCTATCATCAAAGGTTTTATAGCCAGCTATATGCAGGAACTTCTTAGCTTGGGTTCTTTTCTTAAACGGAAGTAATTTTCTGTTGACTGGTGCAGTTAGATACTTTACTAAGGTTTTATCGCCAAACTTTTGCCTTACCTCGTCAATTTTCCAAGTTGTCGGTGCGGCCAACATATCTGGGTAAACCCAATCTGGCCTCAGGAAATAATCAAGGAACTCATAATTATATTGGTTTACTGTCTTGATATCCCTTTCCCTAGCCATGCTGTAAAGTTGATAGCCATAGGGAGATTCAACTGTAAAAACCACATCCAAATCTTTAAGAAAACTGTCAAAGTCTGAATCGGTTGGGAAACCGTAAACAAACACTGCCTTTTCTGGATAGCGATCTGGATAATTTTTAGTAACCTTACCCATGTGCTGATTTACCCCTGTCATATCTATTACCAAAGTTTTATCCGGCTTCATATTCTTATAAAATTCGTGGGTTTGTACCCCCACGCCAGTATTATCCATCCTAGCCAAAAGGCCGATTCTCATATCATTTTCCCTTTCACAAACATTTTATACTTAGGCTCTGCCCCCCTGCCGTCCGTGTGGTAGCTTCTTTTCATGTCCCCTTCGGGTGCGTAAATCCAAACCTTCCAGTTATTCCAACCAGCCTTACCCAAGATTTTATAGCTTTCCATCAAAGGACTGTGGACAATGTCTTCAATCATTGTCTTGTCGCCAGCTTCAAAATACTTGTCAATCATTTGCCTATAAAACTCAGTTGAGGCAACATGGGGCCTTTGTGACCACTGCGAGGTTCTTACTAAAGGTATTCCGTGTATTGTTATTGGTTGTTTATCAAGCATCATATGTTTATGGACATCTAAAATAAGGGCTTCATGGTGAAGCCTTATCATGTTGGCCTCACCACTCCTAACTGTTTCTATTAAATTCTTAAACGGTATTTCTTGACAAAGCGGTGCATCATGTTCGACAAACATAATAGTCGGAGTTCTGGCAAGTTTAAGGGCCTCTCTAGTCATGGCTGCTTGGTGTTTATGCTCTTCAAAAAAAAGCGGGACTACATTATGCCAAACAAAGTTAGTCCCCCAAAGTAATCTCCTAACATACTCATCATACTGACTTTTGAATTTCTTTTGTTCGTCCCTAACCCCATCAATCATCAATATTATCTCGCTATTTGGCAGTCGTTCCCTTATTGTGCTGATAGTTTCTTCAATCATAGAAGTGTCGGGATGGTTTATTATCGGGCTGGTAGGTATTAAAACAGTAATTAAATCCTTTAAATCATCTGTTATCGATTCTGTTTCCGCCAGATAATTTATATCGTCTGTTATTTGGTAGGCTAACTCTCGTTTTTTAAGCTGCCACCAAGCAAATATTTTATTGTTTATCGCAGGATAGCGATCAATCATGTTTACCATAACTCCTTTTAACTTCCGCCAATCGGTTATTACGGGAAAGGGAATGTCATCTCCGAATAGCTTTCGCCAGTAATTTGTCCTCTTATCGTCCTTCCTTGTTTTATCGTCAGCTATTGGTACACACCCCGACTCTAAAGCCTCATAAAACCTAAAGGTATCTGGTGTCTCCGGCCCCGAAGGACAAGGTGCAACCTTAGCCGAAGCCATATAATTGTAATATTCTTGGTGGGGCAAACCTTCGGTAAACTTTTCTGTCTCTACCAAATGACCGGTATATTTTTTATCCTTTTTTATACTAACTAAAGCCTTCTTACATTGCTGTCGCCTCGTGTGGGTTATCTGACCAGCAAAAAACCAATCAATACTCTTGTTAACCAACCCTGCTACTTTAATCAATTCTGGGGCATCTGGTGGCCACCCGTCACCCAAAAACCCATCTACCGACTTGTGCCTGTCAAAGTTTGGAGTCATAACATAGGTTTTTATTCTTGGGTGGTTTATCTTTTCAACAGGAAATGTGGCTTCCTCATCACCGGCAAGTATCAAAATACACCACCTAAGTTTAGCCAAGTCTGAATTGATCTGGTCTATATCTTTAGCGTGATAACGAGCAGGTATAACTACAATGCCGTAGTCAAAAACACTATCAAAATCGTCATGGTGTTCAAACTCGTAATCGCCTACAGGGTTCCAAATCTCTTTACTGAAAATATGCTCAATAATCCCCATGTCCCAATAACCACGGTTGGGTGTTTCCTGGTGGTAACTTTTCCAAAAGACAGGCACTATCATAATTTAAAAAGAATATTTGCTTGATTAAAATTCATTTCCCCATCAAACCTTCTACCGTTTTTAAAAGCCTTATAACCGTATTCCATCAGTCTTTTATAAATATCTGGATAACTGTTATTAAAGACAGGACTAAATTCAATAAATAAATTCCTGACTCTTTTTTCTTTCAACCAGTCTTGATATAAGTTGATTGCATAGACCTCGTTGCCTTCAATGTCTATTTTTATTAACTCTATAATAGTTTTGGCAGTTTTTAATTTTTCGATTTCACCATCAATCCAAATTGTGAATGTGCTTATTTTATCGACAACCGAATTTAAAATCGCATTGGCCTTTAAAGTCTTTATGTTTTCTTTATCGCCATCTATAGCTTTGACTTGATAGCCCATTTTTCCTGCCAATATTGAATACCAACCTATATGGCAACCAATATCAATAAGCAAATTATTTCGATTGCCATTCTCTAAAATACCTTTGACTATTTCGGTCTCCGGTTTCTCCCAAGCACCCTCATTTATTAAAGTCCTAGATACATCATCTTTACCAGTACAATAACCAGCAATATCTTTATATTTCTCGTAATCATAAACAAACATTGGCCCGACCCCAGTTTCGACTTTTAAAGTATCGTGTTTTTTATGCCCAGCTTGGCAAACGTTTCCTATCATAATTTTTTTGCTGTTACCCAAGTCCAGTTTTGATAAATTAAGCCCTTATCGTATTTTGTTATCACTAGGTCGTTCATATTAAGCCACTTAGATACCTCGTCTAATTGATAGTGGTGGCTCATTGGTTCGTGTTCGTTCCCTTCAATAAATTGGAATCTGAATACACCGTTTTTATTTAGGTGTTTTCCCACCTCTGATATATATGCTTTAATCCCACCTTCGTCTATATGTTGAAAAACCGTAACTGCATAAATAAAATCTGATTGATAATCATTAGGTAACTTTCTCCCTTTGGTGTGCTGAAAACCTAAATTATTAACACTAGCTTCGATATTTTTAGCTCTGTTTTTAGCAATGTTTAACAAACCTTCTGATATATCAATACCTAGAACATTAGCTTGAGAAAATTTTAAAGCCGTGGGTATAGCCAATCTACCAACACCACAACCAATTTCTAATATAGCTTTTGGGGCAAAATCAAGGTCTTTAAATAAAATATCGATTTCTTCTTCAGTTGATATTTCCTTATCGTGCATTTCGCTATCGACATTTTTTGATTCAGCTTTTTGGTTCCAGTACTGTCTTTCAAAATTAACTCTTTTCATAAAATAAATGAACCTCGTGTTGGTAATCTAGTAAGGTTTCTTTATACCCAAAGGCTTTAATCCAATTTCTTAAATCGGTTAGGTACTCTTTATATTGGTGGAACATAAACTCTGGATGGCCACTAAGCCATATTTTAGGCTTGTGATTTCTTATAGTTTGTTCTGCTCCCCTTAAAACTTTCCACTCGCTGCCCTCTACGTCAAGAATAATTGCTGTCGGTGGTTTTAATCTTTTCGCTGTATTATCGATTTTATATTGTGGTAATCCATCTGCTTCTAAATATAATTCGCTAAACCCGTGTGCTTTTACAATTTTACCTTGTGAAAATATAGGCCAAGTATCTTTGCCATTTGCCCAGCCTATACCTTCGTATAATTCTTTATCGGGATTTTTTGGTATTTGTTTTTCAACACTGCTTGCAAACCCAGCTAAAAGCCCCAATGGGCGTTTCAATTTGTTTGCTTTCCATACCGCTTTTATAACTGGCCAAGCCTTGTGGTTAGGTTCGTACAAGACAACTTCCGCCCCCCACATTTGACACAAGGCTGGCATCTCGCCCAACTCCGCACCAACGTAATAAACTACATCACCTTCACCAATATACTCGTGCATTGAACTTAATCTTTTCTTTTCCCAACCTTGCTTGGTAAACCATTCTAGCCTAGCCGCCCTATGTTCTGGTAGTTTAATTTTAAACTGACCATTTATTAAAGTATCAATCATTTTTACCATTTATGTTTTCTTTCTTCTCTTACTACTCTGGGTTTATAAAAATTATCTTCAATTGTTTTTGGGAACTCCATTTATTACCTCCAATATTTTAGCCCACCTTTGTAAATAAGTGTGGTCTCTTTTTGTTCTTTCCGATCCTGCCCTTCTAATCTCCTCCCGTTCCTTTTTGTTTTCAACATAGTAATCAATCTTAGATTTTAAATCTTTGAAATCACCAAACTTAAAAGTAACAATTTCTTTTCCTATCTCGAAAAAATCCTCAATCCCTTTGATATACGGGTGGATAATAAAGCCGCCTCGGCCTGTCGTCTCAAAGATACGGTCACTTAGGTAGTTGGGGTAATCAAAGTTTAAACACAAGGTATCGCCGATAACTACTTTAGATTCAGCATAAATCATATTCAACTCGTGTCCTCTAACCACCTTGATACCGTCACCACCATAATGAAAAAACCTTTGACCGTAGGTTTCTCTAAGCCAATCAACAAGCTGTGGTCGCCACTGCCACTCAGGATGATAACCTCGGCTGCCTACAAACACCACATCCTTATTTTGATTAACATTTTGGTTTAGATAACACTCTTGGTCAAATACTCCTGCCGCTAAATAATGACCTTTAACCGGCGTGTTTTTATTAAGCCAGTTGGCCATGTTCTTGTCGGCAGTAAAGAAATGTTGGATATTCCAGTAGTCCTCTGTTTCCATCTCCTTTTGTCTTTGAATCCCAAACCATAAATCCAGATGATAAGTCAAGGTTGGTATATTACGGCTTTTCAATAATTTTAATAACTCTCGCATTGTTAAGACTCCGGGAGTATTCCACCCATGAGTATGTACCCAAACAAATAAATCTGACCTGGAAGCGACCTCAAAAATCAATTCGCTGGTAGTGTTTCTTTCTTGCAGCTTAATAACTTCGTGACCAAGAGATTCTAAAGATTTAACATGGTGACTCTCGCTACTAAAATCTACACCGAAATTTCCTAAAAATGTTATTTTCATTCTTTATCCTCTAAATTACTTTTCTTTGGTTTCATAATAAACCTGCAAGGATACCCACTAATTTATTTGTGGGAGGAATTGCAGCCTTTCTTTGTTTGCTTGATAAAATGCTCGAGCAAACCCTTGTGGGGTAATTGCTCTCCTATCGGCTACTGTCAGCCCTTTGAACTTAGGTAGTGGTCTTGTATTTTGCATTGAGTCCCTTACTTCTTTTGGTGTCAAAGTAACTGGCTTTCTTACTGGGAAGTTGAAGTATCCCCATAAATCTGTTCTCTTTTTGTATCTATCTCCAAAGTCATAAGGTTGAAAGATAAATGGTGGTTTACCTAGAAATTGTCTAAGGTAGGCTGTAGGGTTCTCTAATGCCCAGAACTTCAAGTCTCCTCTTGCTCTGGCAGCCCAGATTAGTTCCAAACAGGCTTTCACTACTTCCATACCTTTCTCAAAATCTCTTGGAGTCTTTGCAGTTGTTCTTGCTAAACTAAACATTGTGCAAGGTGGGGCAGCTAGTATGCCCACAACTGGTTCTTCTGGTAGTTTGTAAGTCATAACATCATATTCTGGTAAGGTAACATTGATAACTTTATAACCTGCTTCTACCCAAGGCTTACTCCAACTTCCTGTTCCTCCGCATAAGTCTAGGATAACCACTAGAATAAACTCCCTTGGGTAAAATCACCAATCTTTTGCTTTGGGTTTCCAAAGACACTATATTCAAATACGTCTTTTCCCTGTTGCTCCATAATGTAGCGTTTGACTGCCTCTTGGGGTGGCTACCTGTGCCTGCAAGTAGCCACGCTAAAAAGATTACTTCCTATGGTAATTGCAAAACTTTTTATTTGTCTTAGAAACTGGTTTCCCACATTCAATACATAAACCAACCCTAAGGTTTCTTAATTGGTATTTTCTCTGCCTACTAACGTTTAAATTTGTAAACTTATCAATAATTTTAACTGGCATACTTAACTAAACACCCCATAAACTATCCAAACTAATAATAAAATTAAACTTACTGCGACTATCGTATTTGCGACCTTATCCTCCTGGCCATCTTGATTCAAACTAGCCTCCCCTGCCCTCGGCTTTCCATCTCTTTTATTTTTTCCAATCTTTTGTCTACTCGCCAATCTTTTGTTTGCTTACCAAATTCTTTATAATCCAAAACGTATTTCCAAACATTATCCTTAACCCTAATCGTTTTGATGTTATAACCATTCTCCCTTAACTCATCCAACCTAGCCTTATAATTAAGAATAAAGTTTTGAGGAAACTCATAATTACAAACGCCCTCTTGTCCTCGCACTCTTAACATAGAGATAATTTTTTGTTTTTGCGTCAATCTAGTTTCTCCTTTATCTTGTCAATAAACTGCTCAACTTTTTGTCTATAAAAAGTATCAAAGTCACTGGTCTTTTCGGTTTGTTCCCAAAGTACAAACAATACGGCTCTCAATCTTTGGCTTGGTGTCTTCTCGCCTCTTTCAACCCTTTCTTTAGTAACTTGTATATCCTCTGGCAATATTTCTCTTTCAGCCATTACGGCCCAAACTTCTTTACCTTTAAGACTGCTGAGCAATCCTGCTTCTGGTGGGGTCAATTCTCTAGTGTGTAATTTCAGCCCCCAGCCTCTATCGGCCATTGATTCAATTTTTTCTATTATTACTGGAACTTGAAAGAGATTACTCATCTTCAAAATTTATAGCCATTGTAAGTTCTGTATCGTCTTTCAGAACTTCCAAAACGTCTTTTGCACCTGCTAAATATATATCTGCCATAGCTCTCGCCCCTACATGGGGATGTCTTTCGGCTAAGGTCTTAATTGTTTTGTCAGATTTTTTATCGAAATCCCAGACTTCTTTAAACTCCATCTGCCTCCTTTGCTGGCATTAAATTCCTTTGGGCAATTTTAATCCGTTCCATAACCCCTGACTTCTCCTCAAAGGTCAAGGTTTTATATTCTTGGCTTTGCATTATGGTATTTATATCCTCAAATGTCTTAGCCTTAACCACCTGGCTAAATATTTCTTTATACTTAGGGTTATCACTACCGTGGAAGCCAATCACTTTACCTTCCCTACCTTGTGCGTGCATAACCTCCTCTGCCGAAGCAATACCGCCAATCAACCCAAAACCAGCAAAACCCAACGCCCTACCTATAGCCGAGGTTTCAGCAACCTCAAACGGGCTTGTTCCCTCTACACCTTGAGCATCAAAATAGCTTACAGCATGGCCGTTATAAACCTTGCTATCAATCTCAACCGTAGCTTTGAATAATACGCTGTTGTCCCTTACCTCAAAGTTTGTGGTTATACTTAGTGATTCGTGGGTATCACGGTGGGCCTCAATTAGCCTACCAGCCACCATCATATATTTTTTTCCTTTAATATCTACTATGTAATCTTCTGGTTTAACTTGAGGTTTGGTTTTTTCTTCTTCAGGCATTTGGCCTCCTGTTAAGATATACGGCAACCTTACCCAAATTCTGTAGGACCGTATAGGAAATCAAATCGCTGTGGTAAATTGGTAACTCGTCTATTTTATCTCTGACGCTTTCCAACGCCTGTTCTAAAGTTTGGTAAGTAGCAACTTTAATTTGCATTTAAACCCCTTTCAGGTAGCTCTACTAAATAACTGGCTCTACAATCTTGACACTTGCCGTGTTTTCCGAACTCGTCTTTGTATTCCCATTGAATCCGGCCACCGCATTTATAACCAATAAAATCTTCGGGGTCGTCTGCATAATTGGCAACACAAATATTGCCGTGCAAGGAAACTTCTCTTTCTACTTCGTGGCCTAAAGCCTTTATGTAAAGTTGGGCTAACATAAATACAACCTTCTTTCCCGAGGCTACCAGCAGGCTTCGTGTTACCTAACCCACTGATACCCCCGCAACTGCCCTTGTGTAGATTATCATTAGACTGCCATCTAATTTTCAATTTTTAGCACCTGCCATGCAACACAAGGGCAACTGTGGTTCTCTCTCCTTCTCCCATTTACCTATTCGCATATTCAGGCAATAGGCTGATCTTGGCTCTCCAGACCGGCAGCATTTTCTTTTGCAGCCAACTTTCCGCCCCGCCGTAGTTTCTGGCAGAGTAGAAACGGTCAAGAATCTCTTTATCCCTTTGGGTTAAGATGTCGAAAGCCATCAGTTCCCAAACACTCCCTGGTTTCATTCTTACCTCCCTTCTCCAAGATTATATCCTGGTAAGCTAGTTGCTTACAACGAACACTGGCAAAATGTCGTCCGAGGGCTGAAAGGTGGGCCACAAGCCACCGCCTTTGGCAACCAGCTATCAAGCGACAATCTCCTAATCTCAATCCTACAAACCAATCTTAATACAACCGCAAGGGCTTGTCAACCCCCTAGTTTAGCCTTATAGTTTCTATACCTCTTGTGTACTGCTTGCCTAGAAACATTAAATTGGGGCATCTTGGATATTTCATCGAAGGTATAACCCTGGATGTCGTGCAAAGCAACTATCAAGCTTTGTTCCCGTTCGTGCTTTCTTCTTCTTGGTTCTTCCATAGATAAATTATAAACCCTGTGTCAACTTGTTTCTTATTTCTTCAATTTTTTTCCTAGCTTTTAGTCTTTCCTCCGGTGTTTGCTGGGGATATTTTTCTGGAGCCGTTAGTTGGTTTTCTATTTGTCTGCTTTCAAGTGACCACGAAACAATATGTGATAATTTAAAACCGCCTTCTTTTAACTCAATGAAGCCCGACTCCCCCTGAATCAACCTTCTTTTTATCTGCTCTAACTCCTCGCCGGTAACCTGATATTCTTTTCTTGTAGAAAGCTGGATTGTCCAAAGCTCACGATATTTTGGTATAGCTGTATTTTCTACCATTTTCTTGACCCCTTTCTTTAATCTTTCTAATATCACGCAATACAAAATTACGCAATGCGGCTTTTAAATCTTTATATCTCTTTCCGCTAGAAGCCACATAATTATCTAAAGCCTCTTTTTGATAACGTACAAACGCAATAGGTACACCGTATCGTTCTGCTGTTTCCAATAAGTCTTGTTCTGTTAAGGGGGAGATAATAGAGGGGGTTATTTCTTTCTTCTTACTTCTTTCTTCTTTAGTAGTGTTAATTTGTTGTATGTTTTGATGTTCGTTTGTTGCATAGTTTGATTGATACTTATCATAATTATTGATTGTTATATATGTGTGTTTGTTGTCTGTTTTGATGTTAACCTGGTGTTTAAGTTGTTGTATAAGTAGGTGTCTAACAGTTAGTCGGTTCCAACCCCACCTTTCGGATAGGTATTTTTGAGTTGTTTTTAGTTCTCCACGCTTACAAAAATCAGTATCTTTATAGTTGGCGAGAAATATTAAGTCTATCCAAGCCTGGCCTTTACTAAAGGGCCGGTCTTTCCATATCTCATTATCAATTATTTTTCTGAAAACTTTTATCCAGCCGTTATTGTCCATCAAAAAAGCCCTCTTTATGCTGCGGGGAGTTGTCACACTCGCTTGCGGAATACCCGCAGCCCAAAGAAGGCTTTTAGTGTGACAGTTTACTTCCGCAATCAAAATATACACTACTCATTTTCAAATGTCAACCTAGTTGTTGTAAAATATACTTTACGAAGCCTCGTAAAATTCAGGCACGAAAGGAGAAAACAGGTGAAGTTCTATGCAACCGTAGTTGTCAGGACTGGCTGGAACCCAACCGAACTGACTACCTATGATTTCGGTTCGGTTTCGCTGAAAATACTCTTGAGGAAAGTGGCCGAGATTATCAACGAAAACACGCTTTTGGTTGATATGCACCTATGGAACGATAACAAAAGGAATGAGATTGTCAAAGCAAGAGGAGATTAGTATAATTATACTGTCCGTTGTTTCCACAGAAGGCTCTGCTGCCCTAGAGTCTTCTTATTTTCAATACCCTTCGGCCCCAAGCTATAGCGTCATCATAATTTGGAAAGTAAACGTCAATCTTGTTGCCCTTTATAGCACCACCCCTATCAAGAACCGTACAAATCCCATAGCCAGGTATTTCAAATTTTGTCCCAAAAGGATAAACAGGGTCGGCAGCACAGATTCCATAAGCAACCCTAGCCCCGGAAGCGGTGTAGTACCCCGTCCCTTCTTGCTGGCTGGTGCTGTAACCAGTTACGCTATAAAAGCCGTTAGGGGCGACCACAGGGCCTCTGGCAAGCATTTGTGGTTTTGGAGTATATTTTTTAGATTTTATGGATACTGTTATTACAGGCCCTTGATATTCTGCGGGTTTTGGGGTTTGCCTAGTTTGGTTTTCGGCTGCCGTATCTCCGTTAAATATTAAAACTAGGAAAATAATCAGGAGATACGGTAAGAAAATTCTATACAACCGATATAATTATACCACTTATATACAAGAAGCCCCAACTAAGTAGGGCTTCAAGTACCGGCATCATGATTATTTTCCAGTTACACTTGCTCTAAGAAATACTGCTGCGATTGCACCAAGTCCTGCGATTACTGTTTGAAACGTCTCGGTGTCCCAGCTAATTACATTAAAGAATTGAAGCACGGCAACAACAAAAATTACTCCAGCCGTAATATAAGTTCTTCTTCCGGTAAGATTCATTATTTATCACCACCTTTACTAAATGGGTTTTTCCAATCATAACCACCCATAAAATTAGCAACAGATTTTACCAGTTTAATAAAACTGTTGTCGGTTTGTAGAATATTAAACCTAGTTGGTTTTTCATTTATTACTACTGGTTCGGTGAGTTTTAATTTGAGGTCGGTCTCTGTCTTTTTTTTATCAACAGCGTCTTTTTTATATTCTTCTATTTGAGTAATGAGGGTATCATTAACAGCGTTTTGGTCTTCTATTGTCTTTTGAAGTTTCTCTATTTGTCCTTGCAGGGTAACTATACCGGCATTCAAAGTGGCTATTTCTTTATCATATTGGGATTTCTTTACCCATTTGATTAAATAGTGTTTAGTTGCGTAGGCTCCAGCACTAAGTTTGCTTTTACGCCACGATTCAATATCGTATTTATTTGGTTTTTTACCGAGTAAAACTGTGAATAAAGCTGCTAATCTTTCCAGTTCTAAGTCCACGTTATTTACCCCCTTTGACCATTGTACCACTTTGGTTAAGTCAATCAAACGCCCTGCAGGGTCGGCAAATTCTATATGACAAACCGGCCCCGTTACAGTACCTGTTTGTCCAGTATAACCAATAAGCTGTCCTTTGGTTACTACCTGTCCTGATTTTATTATTAGAGAATCCATGTGAGCAAATCCTATGCGGTAGCCGTTATTTAATTTAATCCTACAAAATCTTCCGTAACCTGTTTTATAATCTTTGGCAGTAGTAACGGGAGAATAAACCTCAATAACTTTACCTGCTTCTGGTGCAAAGGTTTTGATTTTTAGTTTAGGTGGGTAATCTGTACCTGTGTGGGGAAGGGGAATCTTTTGTCCTTTGTAATTAATAAAATAATCGTAAGGGCCAAGCCTTCCAAAGTTACCTGTTACAGGTAGGATTGGAGTATCAAAAGGCCATAAAAGTTTAATAGACATTTTATTTATTTAGATGTTCTTTAATTTCTTTACCTAAAGTGTTTTCAATATTAGACTTTTGGGATAATGCCTGCAGGACTATTTGCTTCAAGTAGTCTTTCTTAAATTTAACATCTTTGTAAGCACCCTCTAGCCTATTATTTTCTTTTTCCAAATACTCTACCCTTTTAGTTAAATCATTTATGGAATCTCTAAGGAGGTTAAGGTCGTTGCGTCTTATTTGGTAAACAAAAAAAGATCCTCCTAAAGCTAGGGCGGTTGCTGCTCCTACCCAACCTATTAATGTTTGTGGTAACTCTAAGCCCATTTTAAATAATCTCCACAATAATAAAGCTTGTCATAGTAGCGTTTGCCAACGTGCTTGTCCCTGCTGTTGCTTGGCCACTAAGTTTATATGTATGGCTTCCAGTAGAAGGCATTAATATTACCGTGCTAATAATAGTTTCGTTTGTGGCATTTGCACCCTGTACTAAAATACCTTGACTATAAGTAGTTGTACTTTCCTTAATACGAAGTACCGACCTGTTTCCTGCTGCGGTATTTGCAAACAAGGTAAAAGTAGTTATCTTAATACGTTTGTTGGCAGGAACAATTACCGGAACCGATAAACCAGTAAGATCAACTTCGCTAGTTATACCTCCTTGATCTGAGGTTGCCTGTCTATAGCCAATCACCCCAGGAGTAGGGTTTCGGTTATAGATTAAATTACCTAGAGAATCTACAACAGATAAAATTACACTTGATATAGTTGGGCCGGTCGGCCCTAGTTGTCCTTGATTGATTGCGTTTTGGGAAGCTATGGTAGTGGCCCCTGTAATTACTACTGCAATACGAATTGCATTTGAAGCAAGTGAAGGAGAAGCAGCGTTATTGGCGACTTCTGTATATGTGATCACCCCATCATCTCCTAAATCTACATAAGTGTCTTTTGAAGCAGTAAACGTCCTTGCAGAAACGGCCGAGGCGGTAACTCTTTTGCCGTTTATGTAGGCAACCACACTTGTCATTGAGGCGTTTCTGTTAACACCAGCATTATCAGCAGTCCAAACACCGCCGCCAGAAACAAAATTAGCTAAAGCCTCGCCTCTAAAAAGCTCTAACTTGTTATTATTTACGTCCTCCGAACCACTAGCCAACCCATCATGGGTAGCCTTATGTTCTGTCGGATCTAATATTTGGTCTGTTGAATAAGTCGGGCCGCCACTCATAGTTTTTAATCTGGAACAGTTGGATTATTAACAGTTTCCAACTTTCCTATAGAGATTGATTGCTCTGCCATTTGTTTATATGGATTAACAATCAATTCTTTCGCTTCTAATATTATATCATTAGGGCTGTATGTTAGTCTTCCTATCTGCAATATTATGGTTCCAAAGTCCCTGAAATTCATGCCCCACTTATCTACTCCCCAACGTGCTTGACCCCAACGGCTACTGCCACCCTGACCGATATTTGCCAGAGAAATAACCTGACCGACAGTAATACTTTCAATATCATAACCACCAGGACTATCCCCCACATTACTATCTATAACTTGGATATTCGCCCGTAGTCTGGCTGAATTAGTTTCCTTTAGAAAACTGTTTACTATAGTATCGGCAGTTGCTTCAAGTGTAACTCGGTTATCATTTAAGGAAACAGCTTTGACACCGAAAGTATCTATAAGGCTTTGGTCAAAGTATTTTTTGTAAAAGTTTACTCCGGTAGAAACCTCGCCACCAGTAAAATAAACCGTATTTACTACAGTTTGGCTTACGGCATTTAATTCGTTTACAGCGATATTCTTTCCGTAAACTAACTTATGTTCGTAATCGTCGGCAGCCCCCCTAACAAAAAGAATGTTATTAGCTTGGTCTACATACCAGTAAAAATTGGCTGGACAAAGTTCAATGATTTTGTTTATACACTCCAAAATACTCATTACTTTAAATGTATAGGTCGCTGTTGTAAGGCTCGGTTCTAAAGAAGCCCCGTCGTAATTTATCTTCCCGCCCCTCAAAATATAGTTGTCTAAAATATCTCTAAGCATTTCCACAGGGTCTATGTCTGTGTAGGTAAAGGTTGTGGTTAAATTAGCTGGTTCTAAAAGGAAATTTAATTCACCGGTTTGTGTAAACCAGCCAGCAGCGTTGTCATTAAATAGCCAAGTATAGTCATCAAAAACATTGTCGGCATCATAATAAAGGTTTGGAGTACCGCCACTTCCAGGAGATATAACAAAATGATAATACTTACCCTGCTCTAAATTTATACCAAAAGGGAAAACAAACTCGAAATCGTAAATATCTGGAGCAGCACTTATAAGCTGTTGCGATGCAAGAACAATACTTGTACCCGTTGGTAGAACACTGGTACCTGTTGGTAGCCCACCATTATCTTCAACCAAATCAAAATTTTCCATAGCCTGAGCAGCATCCAAATATAAATGTAACCTCCTTATCGAATCATAGCTTGCCCTAAACCTTAGAGCTATAGAATCCTGTCCTGTCACAATAGGGAAAGTAGAAGAAGTACCGTCAGCTTGATTATCTACCTGGTTTTCTGCACTTACTTCAAAGTTTTCTGCCATATAATCAGCCAAATCAGCACCGAAGCCCAGCAATACAACTTCGGTATATTTTTCTTTATCTGAGAAATAAGGTCGATACTCACTTATAAAACCTTGAAAGAGATTTTGACCTTCGGGTGTTTCTTTATCATGAATTGTAATAATAACCTTGTTGTTGAAATCGACATCACTACTTAATGTATCTGGATCTCTGGCCAAGACTAACCTAAGCTCTGAACCGGCCGAATTTATTTCTTGGCTAAAGGAAGGCTCACTAACAACGTCATCCCAAGTAGCCAAAAAATTATCAGTATCGTCAAAGACCCTGTAATTGTAAGTCTTTTGATTAGGGTTGCTCATAAATTATTTCTATTGACACACTTGAATCTAAAAACGATAAGTATGCATCTTCTTCAATCGGGTCGCCCGAAATCGCTTGCAAACCTCTAACTCCCCTAAAATAGAAGTCAGGAACTATATCATACAAATCATTTTTACCCACCATATAAATTCTTATTGGGTCTGACCCACCAACCAAACTTTGAACATAATCAATCATAGCTTTAGTAGATAGAAAACTAGGACTGGCCACTGACGGGTCTATAAAAAACTTTGTGTTTCTTGAACCAAGAATCGGATAGGTATCTGGGTTATTTAGAGTATCTAAGTTTATCCAATCAGCAGGGGCCAAAGCACCGCCTCCCCAATCATACTGGATAAGAAAAATATCAACGTAATCAGTACCAGTAGGCGGAAAAGCAGTAAAGTTTATTGTTACTTTAACGTCTTTAATCACTGCGTCTGCTGGAATACTGGCAACACTAAAAACCAAACCTGCTGTATATACATAATAATCAAACTGGTAAATACTTCTGCCGACTTTGTTTATACCATCACTTAGATAATCGGCCTGAATTGTAGCGATAGCCTCCCCCCTGCGAGCCTCCTCATAGGTGAATTGATTATTAACTATATAAGAAGCCAAATACTCTGTATCAGCATGGGCCTGAATTGTAGCAGTTTGTCGATAAGCCATATCAGAGCCAACGTTTCGTATAAGTAAAGCCAACAGTAACACTGCGGCCAGTAAAATTATCTTCATAGACTATCTTCTTACCTGTTCCAGGGTCAAAAGTCAAAAACTTTCCAGTATAATTTACTTCTGTTCCGTTTACTTTGACAGTTTTATTGGCAGAGTCTATCTGTAAAATGTCGCTATTACTCCAATCCCTAGTAACTATTATTTCCTCACCACTATCAGGATTGGTGATCGTAACTATTTTGCCGGTAGCACCACTAAGACTAGCGAAAGTAAAAGTAATAACTGGTGTGGCTTTATAGCTACCTAAAATATTAAAAGTTTTTTCCCCATAAAAAGCGGTTATTGCTGCTCCCATAGCTATAGATGTCGATTGAGTATTGTAACCAAAAGGATTGCTACAAAGAAAAGTAATTGTAAAAGTATTAAAACCACCGTTGGCCTCACTAAATATTATCTGTGAGACAGTGGCCGTGTATTCCCTTTCAATTCCAGACTGGTCAAATTTGAGAGGAGCTTCTTTTACTGATAAATAAATAAGCAAGTTATCTCTGGCTACTTCCAAAGATTGTCGGTTTGGGGCAACAATATGGCCTTCAATAACTATCTCTTTACTTTTATAATCGGCAGAAACCAACTTGGCCCCATCTTCATTGGCAAGGTCTTTTTTATCTACCGACCTTATGGGTAAAGAGTGAGCAAGGCGATTGGTAATCGTAATATATTCTATTGTGTCTAATCGGACATTATTAAAATATATAGGTAACATATTATTTAGGTTTAATTGTTAGCCCCAAGTTTGCTAACTCTTGGTTTCTGGTAAATCTTCTAAGAAAATCGTCAGCTTGTACTTGAGAACCGATATTTATATCACCAAGCACTGTCGTATTTGCTGTATTGTTATTTGTACTTTGAGCTAATCCTGGGAAGTTAGGTCTTACAGTAGCCGTAAAATCTCTTGAAATTGAATTTATCTCGTCAAACATCCCACCATAAAGACTTGTTATCTTATCAGTACCTTTGCTTATTAAATCTACTAGGCTAGGCGAATGTCTTGAAAACGGGTTTAGATTCTTTAAAGTTTCAACCACCTTGCCCACCTGTTCCTTAATCCAATTAAAGGCCTTTTCAAAGGGTGCTTTTAAAGTATTGTAAACATTTTTTAGGGCATTTCTTATTGAAGAATCAATACCTTTAAAAAAGGCAATAAGTTTACTGGCCATATTTATTACAAAAGAAATTACTTTAATCATAAAAGTAAATTGCTTAATTGCCAGCAATATGGCCCCGAAAATTACTACTCCTATAACCACTGCTAAAAATTTTAGTATCGGTATTAAAGTCGGAGCAACCAAAGTCCAAAGTTGTTTTAGGGCAGGAAGCAAGTCCTTTGAAAACGCAGTCCAAAGTTGCATAACCGCCGGTATCAAAAAGTTAGTAACTGCAAATGTAATTAAATCGAAGGCGGCTTTTATTGTATCTACTATTGGTTGTAGAGCTTTTAATGTATTATCCAAACCGCCAAAATGTTCGATAAGTTTTTGAATACCAAAAGCTAACAATGCCCCAGCAGCGATAAATGGTAACAAGGGGGCAAACAAGGTAATAAATCCGGCTGCTAAAGCTAAAACCGCAGGTACAAGACCGCCCATGATAGCACCAGCTATTATTGGCAAGTGAGGTTGTAATTGTTGCAGCTTCTCTATAAAGAAGTTTAGAACCCCTTGTGGCCCACCCATAGCTGTAAACCAATCATTAAAGGCTTGAATAACAGGTTCCAAACTATTGCTAATACCCTCACCTATAAGCTCCATGAAATCACTGAACGTATTTTTTGCTATTGTCAGTTGCCCAGCAAAGGTCTTGCCAGCAGCCTCGGCACTACCACCAAATTCGGTTTTCAACTCTTTCATTATCAAGGCTTGGGCCTCAGCCGAACGACCTGTTTCAACTAAGTTTTTTATTACATCTTGCTGTGCTTCATTGAAATTAACACCAACCCTACGCAAAGCCGTGACACCTAAAATTGGATCTTGAAGGGCTTTTCCAAGCTGTATAGCAGATGATTTTACATCCTGACCAAGTGCTTGGCTCATGTCTAGCATTATTTCTGTAGCCTCTGGAAATATATCCTTGCCTATTTTAGTAAAGGTTAAAAGTAGGTTTTCACCAGTTTGGATTGTTTCGTCACTAAATTTAGTTGTCTTTTGTAAAGAGGCCGCAAGTTTGGAAACTTGGTCTGCGGTTACGCCAGCGACACCGCCAGTAGATTTCAAGACTGCCTGAGTCTGAGCCATGACGTTTTGTGCTTCGGTAAAGGCTTGGATAGATTTGACCCCGAAGGCTACCGCCCCAGCAGCAGCAGCAGTCAGACCACCAAGCAAGGCAAATGAACCGCCTTCAGCCGCTTTAGTAGCACTACCTAAACCATGAAATTTCCTGCTTGCTGAGTCTACATCACCTTCAAACTTGCCCTTGTCTAAATTTAGAGTATATTTTATTGATCCAACTTCAGTTGCAATATTATCCTCCTATAAAAATACCGCCTAATTATTTTGACCAAATATCTTTTTTAGTCTGGTCAAACCTTCGGCGGTGTTTTCCTGATCCAGTAATTCTATTATATCAGATGATTGCCTCTCTAATCCACTAAGTATGTTTTGGCGATCTGCCTTTTCCATAAACGGGTATGAAGCCGCCTCGATTTGTTTAAATTGTTCGATAGCGTCTATTTGTAGTGACTGGTTTAAAAGAGAATAAAATATTATTGCGTATTCGTTCAGTACCAAATCAAAAGTGTAGGCTGGGTATTTTCTAAGAAAATAGGCGATTATCTTTATAAATCGGGTTGGAGTGTTTTTTTTTCCACAGGAGAAATGCCAGCAGCCTTAGCAGCTTTTAATTCTTTTGGAGCCGCCAAACCCATTATGAAATCAATAAGCCTTTCGGCTTGTTGAAAAGATATGTCTACATTATCCTTTTTTATATCTGGGATTATTTTTTCTACTACATTGTGGAAAATCTCTAAGGCCTCTAAAGCAGAAGCACCGCCATCCTCTTTTTTCTTACTACTCTGAAAGAGTTTGTATATCCTAGACAACTCGATAATTGTCTTTAACTTTGGTGGTTCTACTATATAAGTAATACCGCCAAGAGTTACCTCACCCTTTTCAGGAATAATAGAATCAAGATCAAGCTGTGCGTCTGCCATAAAGTCTTACTAACTTACGTTCGTGAGACCAATGTGGCCCAATCTGCGGCCATCATCATAGGTTTCGTCAATTAGTGCTTCAAATGTTACTTTAAAGACCCTTTGCTCGTCAACCTTAAAACTCAATTCGACCGCTTCAATAGGTACAGCCCTGTAGATAGTAATATCGTCAGTTAGATCGCTGTCAGCCTTTGCTGTTGGGTGCAAAACAAGCACTGCTGAATTGTTAGTCCTAAGACTCCAACCAGCCGATCTACCAATATTTAATCTATCACCAGCAGCACCGGTATCTGTATCGGAAGCTGCTATAGCCTCCTCAAGATTTCCGACACTAGGCTCGGCTAAAGTTACTTCTACAAGTAACCTTTCACCTGTGAGTACCTTATCGACAGGAGTTGAGCCGTATTTGTCCACCGTAAGTTCTGCAAACTCTGGTTCATACTTGAACATTACACCCTCTTTAGTATTTCCCAGATTAACGGCGTTATAGATGACTCTACAAACACCGATTCGCAGGTTGTCTAAACTAGGTGAAGCTGCCATAAATCAACCTCCAATTTAAGATACTAAATCAAGGTTGCGATAGGTCAACTCGAAAGTCGCTTTTAATAATTTGCGATTTTCTAAATCACGGTCAAAATCATCTATCTTTCCAAGAGCCTTACAATTATATATCTGGTAATTCGGCAGATATAATGGCCCCATTCTGTGAAGAAGGGTAAATACAGTTTCAAGTTTAGTATAACCATCCGCCGTATTTCTATATCTGCACCAAACATCTATAGTTTGGTATTCTACACCAGTATATTTATCTGGCTCTCCACTTGGTACTGACAACAACATTATAGCATTTTCTATTTCTTTTGGAAACTCACCTATAAACAGGTTAGTACCAACTGTGCCTACACCCTGATCTTCAAGCCAAGCAGTAAACTCGTTAATCAACATAGGTTATATCCTTATAGTTTCGAAAGCCTTTCTAAAATAGTTGTCGCTTTTTCTAATTACTTTTTCGGCCGAGTCTCTTAAATATCTTGACTTCTTACCTTTTTTGAATCCGTGTGGTGGGGTTTCAAATTCCCAACGTCTTGCATAAGGTGCGTCGGAAGGCGGGGCCTCACCATATCTTATTTCGTAATTTAAAAGTCCAAGTCTTTGCGGCATCCTTGCACCAGTATTTCGTAGCGTACCCTTATCGTGGGGAACTTGATCGGCACTTAACCGGCGAATATCAACACCCATAAGCAGAAGCGTCTTATCCAAAGCTAAAACATTTTTTGCTTTAAATTCTTTTGATTTGTCAATAATTATTACGCCCATATTAAGATACTACATTAAATTTACTTAAAAAACATTTCAAAAAGTGAATCGGGCCGCTACTAAAATCCCTAGCCTTGATTATCTTTTCTATTCGAAAATAAGTATCGTCAGCAAATATTACGTTTCCCTTCACGACAGTTGGGGTAACACCATCGCTACGGAAAGGATTAAACCAAGCCATAGCCTCTGAGTCGACCTCCTCCATATTGCTGCGGTTACTTTTAATATCGGTTATATACCTAAACTTACCTGTCAGTACCAAATTGGTTGTTGGGTCGTCCGACACTACATCACCGTACTCGTTGGTTTCTACCGAAACCAGTATAATTGTTTGATTCATTTCCGGTTTCATATTAAACTAAGACTTTTTTATAACTTGAAAGCAAACTTTGTATCTGGGGGTTTTCGGTCAATATATTTGTGTAGACCTCACTGTAGCCTTCTATAGACCTAGATTTTAAATTTTGTGCATAGGAATCAATTAAGTTGGCGACAATCATAGTGGCTGCCATTTGGATAGCTTCGGGAATACTGGTAAAACCTAAATTGCCGACCACCTTTATATTCTTAATACCTTTTGACCAAGTACCCCCACGCAAAACAATACTGTTTTTATAGTCTGCGTTTAAAGGATAAAGCTCGTACTCTTCGTTTTCTTCCAAAGTTACCGTGACAACACTATCCTCATCAATATAAGCGATAGATGTAACCGAGCTGAAGTCATTTATAAAAAGTTCCCTTTTGCCATTACCGTCATAGTATCTGGTGGCAGCCGTTGTATTTTCAAAAGTACGTCCGCAAATCGTATCTACTAGGTGGTCAACAGCAGGGATAGCGGTAACGATCATACCTACTTCGTGGGAATTTAAATCTCTTTCAAGGTAGTCTTCTATTTGGGCCTCTGTGGTGTACGGCACTATACCTCCCTTCCACTACAGTGGACACAAATAATCTTGCTGCAATTACTGAAAAATGGCGGTAACTGGTAAGGGTGGCAAGTACAACCGCACTTCAAAGGCTGCGGGTCTTCTATTTCTTTTGTTTCTTTCGGTTCTAGTATAGCTTCGTTCTTTGCGTTTTTTATCATAGCTTATATCCTTAACCCTGCCTCCTGCACGGGAGGCAGAATAAGGTTATAAACCTTAGCTAACTGTTCCAGTACCTATAAGACAAAATGCCTCAGGGAACTGTACTAAGTTGTTTGCCCTCATTACGGCACGAAGCCCTGTCATATCCTGTCTGGCAAGGTTTACAGTATTACCATCTGAGTCGGCTATAGTAGCCTCTTTCAAGGTGGTTAGCTGTAGTCCAGCCTTCTGGATTAACACGCTGTACTTCAAGTTACCGAATATTATATAAGGCTCGTTTGCGTCCCCAACGTGAGCTATATCGGGTAGAACCTCGACTAACTCATAAGGGAAACCCCAAATAGTGCCATTAACAACACCGTTAGTACCTGGCTGCCAAATATAATTATCTGTCGTGTCTTTGATCCTCTGTATTATCCCAAGAATCGTCCTGTGAAGATAGAATTTACCCCCCTGCATAGACTGTGTAGGAACCGAATAAACCGCTAGGTTCAAATCGTCAAAGTCTATCAAGTCAATAGTAGCACCAACAGCAACGGCGGCAGTTCCAGCAGCAACTGATATACCGCTTGTAGCGTCAGTAAATACTAAAGTATCTTTGATTCTTGCAGATTCACGGGCGAAATCGGTTGAAAGCTCGTTGAAAATAGCAACGGCTGCATCCTCATTCAACTCGTCGGTTACAGCAGCTATACCTGCGAACTTACGCAGAACCACTGTGTCCTGACCAAAGGTCATTTTAGTACCGGTTTTAGCACCAGCTTCGCTAGTCTCATACATAGTTACGCCAGAGTCTTTTTTGTTGATCTTCAAAGAATCTGACCTAACCGTAATTACTCTAGCATCCCTCTGAGCTACCCCGTACTGCTCCTCAAGTCTTGCGACTTCGGCAATAAAGTCGGGATCGGGTACTAGGAAACCACCGTCAGCATTGGTAGTTTCGTTCTGATAACCAGCCTTAGTTATTGCGTATTTGTTATGCTGACGCAAAGTTTCAAAGTCGTTTTGCATCATGGCCCTAAGACCCTTAACAAAACGGACTTCTTTAGACATGGTTTCCAACTCGTCTTTGACATCAGCAGAAGGTGTACTACCACCAATACCTTTGTCAACGACTTTTTCTAAGGACTGGATTGCTTTCGCAACCTCATCCTGTACTGTTTTTGAGACGGCTTCCTCAATAGTAGAATTAAGCTCTTTCATAACAGAAGGTGAAATCTCTATTTCTTCCTCTGTTTCTTCTGCTTTAGTTTCTACTTTTTCAGAAGGCTCGTCTTTTTTATCTTTGTCGTCCATTTTTAAGACCTCCATTTGCTAGTTGTCAGTACCAGCAGATAGATTCTTTTTTAATGCTGCTATGACAAGCTCGACCTGCTTGTCAACTATTTGTGCGTTCTTCTTGGCCGTGACGACCAACCTTCGCTTCCTAACCGTACCAACTCCCTTATCGGTGACTATGGAACTAATCGTAGTTCCTAAAGCCGATACCTGCTCGGTTAGAGCAGAAATTTGAGATGATAGGTTTTCATATTCGGATTTTTCCTCTGACTGTATCTCATCAAAACTCTTAAACTCTGGTGCCTCCTCGTCAAATTGTTTATAGTGTTTGGCCAAGTGGTTATATACTCCTTTTCTATCCTCATCCGGTATATCAACCCCACCTCTGGCTCCCATTAAGGCCCCCATAGCTGCTTTTACACCGTTCCAGACTACAGCGTGTTCTCCTACTGCTAAGTGGTGGGGCAGTTTATAACTGGACTTAATGTCTGGGTTTTCGCTGTCAAACCAAGCAGAAATAGCCTTGATCTTTTGAATGTCGTCTCCACATTCCCGAATTTGCATTGGGCCATCCCATATCAAAGCCTTGTCGGCTTTTGGGGTTTCTTTAAAACCGATAACACCTTTATCTTCAGCAAAGTTTTCCAGAAGGTTTGTCTCAATCCCCTTACTCTTAGCAGTAATTAAGGCCTCACTATTGGCCGGAACTGGTACGATTGAAAATTCAAGCATCTCACTTTTAGTCCATGTGTTTGTTTCTTCATCCCATTCTATCCCCATAAAACCGACTGACAGGCCTTTTACAAAATCACCAAGAATCATGTCATAGACCTGACGTGCCAAAGGCGAAATATCAACAGCAAGTTTGAATTGGGCAATTAACTGATCCGCCCTTTTTCTTAAACTCAAAGTTTTACCGATTGGTAGGGAAAAGTAATCGTGGCCATAAAGGACAACACCGCTAGTTTCCATGTAGGTTTTAATATCCAATCCTTTTAGGTCTAGCTTTTCTCCTTGTCTATCTACACTGGAAGTAGCAATAATCCCTTCCACTACACCTTCTTCGAGGGACTTGGCCTTTATGATTGAAAGAATTATCTGTTTTTTATTCATAGATACGAAAAAAGTCCCAGTGATAACTTGATTTCACTCAAGATCAACTAGGACTCTGGACTCACGGTCTCTGGTCTCAAATATTTACTTTGTCTTTATTATATTTACTTCTAGGTTGTATGTCAAGGGAAAGCTCATGCTGTTGTATGTCAAGGGAAAGCTCATGCTTTTGACTTATTATGTATATGTTGTTTGTAGTTCCGCACCGGTGACACCTGATTTTTCCCATAGCCATAATAGCTACCATTAAAAGGCCGTAGCATGGCTCGCCACTTTTTCTTATACCTACGCAACGAATATCAACATAGTTTGGTTCTATTTCCATAATTACCCAAAAATATATCCAAAAACCCTCTGTACCGCAGCTACTACTCCCATTCCATAATAGAGTAATCCCTTATGAAGAAAGTTGTTTGATTGTGTTGTTCCGTAGCTTCTTAAAAATCTCGCCATATTTTTTAATAGGTTGAAGCTCTATTCACTGCCTGATTCAATTCTTTAGGTTTACCAATTGGCACTGGTGGCGGATCATTGTTACTTGCTACTACCTCTACCGCTATAGCGGCGCATTGTACCCCCGCACCAGCAGAGTCAGGTTTAGTAAGACCTGCTTGCAGGGAATCTATCGCCCCCTGTGTCCAAGCTACTCCACCTGGAGCCAACTCAAATGTTTTATTACGATTTACGTAAGTTGTGAAGTCTAAATTGTTATTCGCTTTATCAATTAAATTAGAAGTATTCCGAATACGCACTGAGGAGTTTACAGTTTTGCTAGCAACATTAGTTTTTATATAGGTATAAACTTTAACACCGTCAATACTCCCTGTTGGGGTAACCGTTGATAAATTAGAAGTGTGGGCTTTTATATCTCCAGCACAAGCAATATTATGAACTGTATCTGGAGTCCCGCCACTTACAAAATCATCCCAATTAGAAAAATCAGCCAGCCCATCAGCGCAATCTGCATCCGTTCCCCAAGCATCGTTCGTGCCTTCTGAGGTAGGATCAATCTGACCAATCCAGATATTAGTTCCAGGGCGATCTGAAGTAACACCACCATATAAACCTACTCGGTTCCATTTCACCGTTACCCCTGCTTTTCCCATCCCTTCTAAAGTTAAAACATTGTATTTGGGGTAGGCAGTAACAGCTACGGTTAATTCCAACGTCCCATTGACCCAAAGCAGCATCTGACTATGGTTTATTTCCCAACGAATCGCATAAGTTGTACTGGTGTTAAACTTTGTTGTTGTCGTCCCCGTTTCCCCTCCTGCCGTTTCCGTCATTGCAAGTTTATACGTACCGTCAGATTGTCCAACAGCCTGAATATGCAAAGCCCCTACTTCATTTGGTAATCTCGTCTTAAACCACATGACAGGAAAAGTATCGCCTGTCGTAATCGTCCCTTCAATTCTATATCCTCGTATACATAACCAATAAACCTGATAGTTGGATATAATTTCGTTAAATTGTCCAATACTTTGTGCCTGAGTAGGATTGATACATTGTATCCAATAGGTTCCTTGAGGGGGAGCAGGAGATGAGGTTAAAGAGTAGGCAAGTCCTGTATTTGGGCTATCAGAATAAACTTTATAAAAGTTCATCTCTGGCCCGAAGCAGTTGATTAAGGAGCGAGCCATTGTTTAGTTGCCTCCGCATCAACAATAATATCATCCATCCTAGGGCCTTCAATCTTCCAGCTTAAACCCAAAACATATAAAACTGGACTAGTAGTAGTTGTATTGGGAAAGAATTTCTTCCAATCATCACAAAACTGTTTAGCAGCAGTTAGATTAGTAAAGTCTTTAAGACACCCCCGACCAGTGGTAAAAACTGCGTAGACTTTCCAAGCAGCACATTGAGGGTGTCTTTTTACAACTGCTTTGAAACAAGCTAAAGCAGTGAGCATCAGTATCTTCTTATCCTCACTTGCAGGTAGAAGCCAAACTATATTGATTGATTGGGTTTCTTTATTGACTGAAACTCTACCAACAATGCCTCTAACATCATCAACAAAGACTATTTCTTCTGGAGCTCTTAGGATTGCGGGTATATCTGGGTTAAGGGGAGGGTTTTCAAGTTCAGCTAAACGCTGATTTATTAAATCGGAATCTTTTAGTGTTGCTAGTCTTATCATAGGTCATCTAGTCTCTCCACAATTGCATTTAAAAAGACGTTTAATCCATAGATACGGATAAACCAAAGACAAAGATAGAATATATTTTATATTACGCAGCATATTTATACCTCTAATACCCATCTTATTAAGGCTTTTTTACTTATTTTTTCTTTAGTTTTCATAGAATGTTTTTTGCCCCACATAGGATTATTTCTTCCATTATGGTCTGCTGTTCTTCCTTTACTGATTCTATCAAAATTATTATCTGATCTCGTTCCCAGAAACAAATGTTTCGGATTGATACATGATGGATTATCGCATTTATGGCAAATGCATAAACCTACTGGTACTTCTCCAAAATGTAATTCCCAAGATAACCTATGTGCCTTATACCATTTAATAGGTTGTCTTGATTTATATAATATTCCATATCCTTGTGATTCTTTTGCCCCTTGCCATTCCCAACATTCATCTTCTTTACCTTTTTTTACTTTAGCCCAAAAGCGTTCTTCTAAGATAGTAAAAACTCGTCCTTTTCTTTTACTTGGCCTATCCTTAGCTGCTTTATCACTACATTTATAAGAACAAAATCTTCTACTTTCCCAATATTCTTTTGTAACTCTATACTTAGGCGAAAACTGTTGTTTACAAATTTCGCATATCTTTGGTTCTATTAATCTTCCTAGCCCTTTATTATAAGGAACATTACCTTTTGCATATGTCATGTGAGCATTATATCATAGTTCACATGATATAACAATAACCCTAAACTTCCACCACTACGAAACAATAGGCATTGACCGCCGCACCTGCAGTTACTCTAACACGCAAAGAAGTAGAGACATTGACAATCGGTTCCCTGCCTAAAGGGAATTGCTTTAAGTATTGATTGGTCGGTGCTACCAGTTGAGCATCAAACATTCTTGTTGCTGAGATTGACCCTTCTCCTGTTGCCGTATAACCTGTTCCAGTAGTTGTAAGAATGAAATTAGAAGTAGTCGGGTCAACCGCATTCGGATCAAGTTTAACAATACCTGATGCTGCGTGAGCTGTTACAGTGGCAAAAACTGTCCCCGTTTCAAGAAGTTCACATTTAATTGGTGTTGCCGCCGCTGAACCATCAAATGAGATACCCCACTCGACAATCTTCCCGAAATTCTGAGTACCAAGTTTTACTTGCAGCAAAGTTTTAATTGCTGTTCCCGTTGTTACAGGTACTTGAGCTGCTACTGTCGGGCTAGGGCCATTATAAACTACATAAAGTTGTGCCATAAATTATCCTTTCTTTAATTATACACCATACTAATTTTTAATTAAGGTATAAATTCCAATAAAAACCAAAGTTC